AGTGGGACAAGCACCGACACAGTGAGGGTAGGCGAACTAGCGCCGCACTGTGCACGGCCTTGATGCGGACTGCGCCGATGGTGTGCGCAGTAGCCAGACGGCGGCGGCCGGACTGAAATTAACGCGAGCAGTGGCAGGCTCACCGTCCCACATTGTCAGGCTATACCTTGTCAGCTGGCACCTTTAACTAGGTGAACAGTTAATGACAAGAACTATACGGGCGGCGCTGAGCTTCCAGCGCCCTAAGTGTGATCAAAGCCGAGCAGTAAGACTGCGAAAGGTATAGGTCTCTACCTAAGTGTGTGGCACAGCTAAATGGTTTAGCTACGTTGCACACACCTAATCATGCTGAATAGCCCGTGGCACGTAGTTAGTTACAGCTTTGCACTTGTCACTTTGCAGGCTTGTCCAGAGTATCTGTCCTTAATGCAGGTACGCTGGACAAAGCTGGATGCGATTCCCACGCGGTCGATCTACCGCCGATGGCGAATTAAGTCCCGCAACTAGGTGAAATTGTGCAAACTGTAGCTAACTTAGTGCGTACTTTTTAGTTTCGGGTGACAATCCCGAACTGTATTAGGGCGGAGCCAGTTAATCACTAGCCTTGTCCGGATGTAGTCCTAAGTTTGATCCGATAGGATCATTTAGGATCATCGTGTTGTGTTCGATTCTCTCCTCAAGCCTTACGGTTTGATGAGGGATTCATCCCTCTTTGTTGTTAGCTGCCAGCTCTATTGCTGGTGAATGTTATGAACATTAAGACAAACAATCAACCACGCCAGCCTATGTCTGGCCTGACCCTTGATCTCTTTGTCGGTGACAAGCAAGCTGCCAAGATTCGACAGCAGTTTGATTACCTAACTGACACTGAGTTTGAGGATGAATCATTCATTATGTACAAAGGTTATGTGTACGCAATGTCTGACTTTATGCGTATCGAACAGGATTCTACTGGCGATCTAGCGCAGTCTGGCTGGCATGGTTACAGCTCAGACTCATTCTTTAGCGGCGTGTTAATCAAACTGTGTGATGACGGCGACGTTATCATGGGCCGCTATTGTTCCTGACTGTAACTAACTCAATCCCATTGCTATCTGATCATGCCTGAACTGCGCGAAGTTACCTACACTCTGCCCGCACACTGGGCCAGTGTACTGATCAACCACGACTACACCGGCACAAGTGACGAAGAAGAACAGGAGATCAGTAACTTCATCGACGGTGAGTTTGGTGATTCATTGTTCTGCACTGTAACTATTGCAGATTGGGATGAAGAACCATCCTTCCGTAAGTATCACGATGCGCAACCATACGGTGTGCTTGCGTGTGACTGCATTAACTTCACTTTCCTGTTCTGATCATGTTCCCTTTTGAAGTAACTAAGCTCTGCAAACAGTTCACTGGCCGCGTGTACTTGCAGAAGGAAAGACTCAATCAAGGCGGTTATACCAGCGATGGTATCTACTTTGGTGTTGGTGAACCGCTCTACTTTGCACAGGATGAAGAAGGTCTGTGGGCAGATTACTTCCGTGCTTCATGTAGAGATGAAGCTATAGAGATCTTGCGTGATCGCTATCCGATTGCCAAGATCAAACGTTGATTCTCTCCTGTAGCTATCCCCAGACTGCACTGCAGTTTGGGTTAGTTACATGAGGGACTTACCCTCATTGTGTTAGCTGCCAGCCATGTAGCTGGTGAATGTTATGACCCTGAGCCAATCCACGCAGCTCACTGCATCTCACGCAGTTGAGTATCTGATCAATGAAGACAATGGACTCCTAACGTTTGAAGATCTGCAGGACATTGCCCGCAAAGGTTGTGCAGCTTGTGCACCTAACGGGCTTACCTATTATCACGAGACTTGGGACTTCTTCATCAAGTTTGAAGACGATGTAGAGGATTATTTCTACAACAAGTATGGTGATGCTTGGCTAGAACGATTCGCCAAGAACAGCACAAGCGTGCGCGGCATGGTTAATCACATGGTGTGGACGTTTGTTAATCAAGTCGCCCAAGAAGTTACAGGTATTAAGTAACCCGCTTCGCGGGGCCAACTCACACAATCACACCAACATCATGGCAACCATTCAACATCACTGTGCACCTAACGATCGCAACGGTAACCCTCAACGTTGTTATGTTCTACTTGATCTTGACGATGTAGCTGTAGCCGCATGGGATGAGGGTTACCTAGGTAACCTCGCTGTCCCTGGAATCTGGCGTGAGGCCGCATACAATGCGCCGCGCATTGAGTGTACAGTTGCAGCTTATCGTCACCTATTGCGTACATTGCCTGGGCCGGACTATGCTTACCAAGTCCCTGGCTATTCTCATCTCCGCAACCTGTAACTAATCCAATGACTAAGTACAACTACATTGTGCACGTTGAAACCGCCAATCACGGCGACTTCAAGATTCACGCTGAAGCAGATAGTTGCCGCGAGGCTGAAGCTATCGCCCGCCAATGTGTACGCACACAATTCACTAACGAGATCATTAGTTCCCACGCTTGGCCTAAGTAAATGTACGACACTCGCACACACTTAAATAGAGACTTCATGCGCCGCATGATTCGTGCCTACGAGCAAGATCTCTTGCAGTTAGTTGCTGAAACGCCAGATCATCCCGGTGGTGATTGGGCACGCGAACATCTAACTATGCTGGAAGACTTACGCGCCAAGACATTTTCATCCTTCGAGCAAACCATCACATTCTGAACATGAACACCGCCGACATTATTTCTGTCCGTGAGCAGCTTCAAGAGGATCTGATCTGCCTTCTTGAGTCACAATTTGGGGAAGTAGATTATCTGGACGAAGTTAAGTCCCTCGCCTGCCAAATAGTTGTAAATAACTTCAATCAACTTGGTTACTTATGATGTACAACCACATCCGTGACTTCCACAAAGACCAGATCCTGCACGTTGTTAACAACTACATGACATCAGAGATGCGCAACCATCTGATGCGCGAATGTCCGGCTGCATACAATTCACTGTGTGGTCGTGTAGTTATCACGTCGCAGGTACATGATACGGGCCGCAAGATCATCGAGCGCCCTATAGATGTAGACCTTAGCGAGTTTGATTGATCCCGCTAACGCGGGGCGCCTTCATCTACTACCAACAACATCACACAATGACTGAACCTAACCTCGTCCTACTTGACTCCCACGGTGTCTACATCCCCCAACTGTATTGCTCTGATGCTGACGAACACTGGGCTAAATGTGTAGGCGTCGACTACAACGATGTGCTTACTTGTCAGGCTGGCCCAGATCACGAATGGTATTGGGAAGCGTGGCAGAACATCTTAAACAACGCGAGCATAGTTAGCGATGGTGTTACCTGGAGATTGCATCAGGATGGTGACCTTTGGGAAGTTCCTGATGGTTACACTTTCGACGACGATTGTGGTATCCCGATTACTCCTCTTTGATCCCGTTACTTCCCACGCTGTGATGAACACCCCAGTAACAATCACAATGTCAGAGAAAGCATGGGTGGGTTTGTTGTATCACCTAAAGGATACAGTTAACGCCATCCCGATTTCCATCATTGAGCCTGATCCATACCAAGCTGTGAACATAACTATCGCCAAGATAGAACAACAGCTCAACTCCCGCTAACGCGGGGCCGACTCACACAATCACAACAACATCATGGGACTCGATCAGTACCTAGAAGTAGACTGTTACTTCTCAGATACATGGGACAACACAGCAGACAAAGCTACACAAGCTTTGCAGTTGTGCGGTGTGCCCGACAGCCTAGTTAACTTCAAACAAGTTACAGTACGCATCGTATTGATGCACTGGCGCAACACACATTGGCTGCACGATTACATAATCGAGCACGCACAAGCTGGCTGCACGATTACATAATCGAGCACGCACAAGCTGACAACGACGCCGCCGATTGTTATGTAGACACCAAAGTTCTGGAGGAGTTCATCGAAGACGCAACGTTAGTTATCGATGGAGAGGATCCTATAGACTGTATGTTTCCTAATCCCGATTGGGGGCATCTACTCAAACACTACGATCGCAGACACACAGACCAAGATCATTTAATTCTCAAACAGGCACGCGACAAGTTCATCGAGATCATCAACACTCTGCCCGATGCAGACTTTTATTACAGGTCTTCCTGTTAACCCTGTGGTTGCCCACGCCGCCTACACAAACTAACTCCAATGAATCACTTCCCTTACGACATCTACACACTCGATTCGCACAGCCTTGCGTATCACACGCTAGCACGCTTTAAGCAAATACTTGCCAAAGAAGTGCTGCCTAACGATGTACTAGATGCAATCGAGGATAAGATCATCCCCGCACTCGAACACATAGTCAACCAAGACTATTGATCAAGTGAACGAATCAACAGCCAAGCCAGCTAAACCACCAAACAAAGCTGGCTTACTTTCGGGTCGTTCAATTCCATCAGGGCTAAGTCCGGGCACACCGGCTAAGTAACCTGTCAGTCCTAACGGAAACCGGCCAACTGCACCTAACGGTCCTACATTCTCCTCGATGTAGCGAGCCAGAAACTCAGCAGGAAAGCCGCCCATTGTTGTAACCCTTTCCACTCACATTAACAGAACCATGCGACAGATTGAAAAGCAAATGCTGCTGGCTATCTACAACAAGAAGAACTGGAAGTCTGCAAACACAGAAGTTATCTGCACAGACTTTCAACATGCAGACGAACCAATCGAGCGGTGCACTGTGTTGCTGCACGGTTCGCCCGTGGCTGTAGTTACACCTAAGCATGTAACTATCTGCGACTGCGGATACCAAACACCTACAACTAAGTCGCGCATCAACGCAGTGCTTGGTGAGTTTTGTCCCGGTGCTGGTGTTTATCAAACAGCGCACAAGTGGTATCTGTCTGCGCAAGATGATGAGCCTCGTTTGATGGAACCACAGAGCCAATGGGTTGTGGATCGGGGAGAATACGCACAAGTCTGATCCCGCTTCGCGGGGCCGCCGCATAGTATTCTATAGAGCGTACACAATGCCTTACTTCATTCAACGTAGAGACAACGATCGACTCGAAACTGTCGATCAATTTACAGACAGCAAAGAAGCTTTTGCTACTGCTCGTGAGTACAACCTGAGCGATTCATTCGCCCATTACTATGTCACCCGCCAACCATGCCGAGCATGGAATGACGAGGATTGATGATAGTCCCTTTGCCCTCTACCCCTTTTCCCAAATGACACCTGACGTTGAAGCGTTACTTGATTTAGTAACGCCTTATCTTCTAGAACAAGTTATTAAGTACAACACAGATGAGTTTGACTCAGTTTGGGAGCCTCAGCACATCGAAGCCGTGAACAACATTTGTGAGTACATCGAGCAGACATACGGACAACGTATAAACGGCAGTTTGTTCAGAGCTGCTGCAAAGCTCAAAGCTCGCATCAACCAAATTAACTGAGAGGTTACTCAATGAATTCTTTAATGATCGGTGGATTTCTGATTGGTCTGGGGTGGGCTACTAAGCTTCCCCTGCTGATCATCTTGGGCGCTCTGTGTTTCTTCCTTCCTAGGCAATCCTAAAATGTAGTGGACTATGCAGGCTGTCTAGTTAAGCTAGATGGCCTACTTAAATTGCCACGGTCGGCCGTGACGGACAATCACATCTGGTTTCAAATACCTGCGCAATGGGCAGATGCTCTGCTCAATAACGATGAGACACGCCTAGAGAACGTAACTAAGCAGGAACTACAAGCGTTTAGGCAGTTTATGTATCACTATGTAGAAACGGGAGACGTTCTGTCTATGGGTCAGTCGCCTTATTTCAGCAAACATCACGATGCGCGACCTTACGGAGTGTTACCGTGTGATGTCGTAGACGTGAAGATAGGCTACGATTACGATCCCTGCTGAAAAGCACTCGGGGGTCTAGCAATCTGGTGAATGCAGCGGACTCATAATCCGCCTTAGGTGAGTTCGATCCTCACGATCCCCATCATTACACACAATGTTCAAACCAGGAACAAGCTACGAAGCCCTAAGCTGCCCAAAGTGCAAAGCGGTAGCGTTCAAAACAATCGAAACAAGAAGGAACAAGTACAAAGCGATCAGGCGTCGCAGAGAATGCGCAGAGTGCAGCTACAGGCTAACAACGTACGAAGTATCACAGGCTTTCTACGAAGAAGTTATCTTTCTGAAAAAGATAGCCGAGCAGATCATGAATAGGAAGTTCAATCCTTTAGCTGAGAGCCCCTGCGGGAGTTGCGGGTACAACCTGAACGGTCGGTGCAACTTTGATTTTCCAGAGTTCGATACGGAAGACGCTGCAGATTGCAGCTTCAATACTGCAAGAAGCTAACTAAGCGCAAACCCTAGAAATTCACGTTAAGTTAGAGCTTATTCTAAAATGTTTTCCTATGTAGTTTTAATCCATACATACCAGTGTGTACCTTGTAACTAACACAATGCAAAAGTCAGCGTGTGCTAACCTAACTGAGCTTTTAACTAAACCATGCAAAAGGAAACTAAAGCAGCGCAAAGCTTCGATGTGTTTAGTAACAAAACCGGTTCGTGGAAATTTCTGTGCGCAGTGGAGGCTCAAGACACTAGGCACGCAAAGGAAATCGTCATGAATGAGCATCACATCTCAAACTGGCACGGCCTCTGCGTGTATCCGACCAAGTAGCAGGCGCACCTATTTACAGGACTGCTCTGCAGTGCTACTATTTACGGGCGGCACCGGCCCTGAACGTGGTGCGCATCCAACAACATCACATCACCATGACGATCAAACTACCTTCTAGATCAAACTACCTTCTATCCTCAAGCTCGCTGACACAGCAGCATCAGCCTGGTCCGAATGCGACGTGGCTTTAGTTCAAGTGAACGAAGCTTTCGGGACTCCCTTCGAAGCTGCCCGAGACAATCTGCTGGCTGACGTTCAGCAAGCGGAAAGCGAGGGTTTCGATCTCGGTCTCTTCAGCGGAGCCGAAAGTAAGTTCAAGTTCCCTCAGTACAAAGCGAACATCATTGTGCGGGTAAGCAGAAAGCCCACGCCGCACTCGAAACTTGAGAAACTAGCCGCCAAGGTTGAAGACCTTGAGCAACAACTCAAGCTGGCAAAGCTTAAGTTGAAGCAGCAGGCTGAACTTCTGGTTCAGTCAGGCGAATGTGACCAAGTCACGGACAAAATTTCTCTCGCATTTACCCGACTCAAATGAGTGATCGTGTAGCTAATGCAGGCGCTGTACTTATCGCTTCGATTGGTATGGCGTTTGCTGCCCTGGGTCTCGTAGGAGTAGATCCTTCTCTGACAGCCCACCATCAACATCCCACTAACGAAACTTCAATCGAGTGCAAACAATGAATCACTACTTTCTTGCTTGTTCAATCTCCGGCACAGTCCGTCAGAGCGTGCAGATCGCTTTCGATGATCTGAAGCTACCGGACCAAACAATACGAACACTCAAAGAGAAGAACACAGTTTCTATTCGCCCGTCGCTTTCTAATGCACTAAAGGGCAAACTTGATTCGCTTCGTTCTCTTCAACGTGAACTGTACGACGAGTGCACAATTCACTTCGGCGACGCACACTTCGTAACGGAAAACTACTTCTACAAAGCACACGAATACATCAAAGACATCAAGTATGCGACAGAGGTAGCTAACAACGAACTTCGTGAACTCTGGGATCAAGAGTACGCAGCTTGGCAAGAAACAGCAGAAAACATTCTTCGACCGCTGTTTGAAGACGAGCAAGAATACGATCTTGCTTTCCAGGCATACATGAAAGTATTTCCTACAAAAGCTGCGTACCACGCTCCGATTCGTGTTTCGGTTGTAGGTCCTCTGCCTGTTGTTCTTGAGGTTGCCGATGAGCCTGTCCAGGGCGACATTCAATCACTCCTCGCTTACGAGAACAACATCAACACTGCGCAAGTTCTTGAAGCTGCTAAAGCCTCAGCTGCTGATCGAGCACTCACAATGGGTGCCGAATTGCTAGATGATCTTGATGCTCGCAACATCACAAAGATTGGTAAACAGCAAACAGGCTCCGATAAGAAGCGCGGTTCGTGGGAGATTACAGCAAACAAACTTAAGCTCATCAGCGATTCCGTTCCGGGTTTTGAGGAGCTAGCGGTGCTGTCCACGCGGCTTTTGGAGTGCGGCAAAATGCTGACGTCGCCCGACAAATCCACCTACAGGCAGGCGCAGCAAGAATTTCAGGTGATTCAATCCTCAGTTCGCTCTGAGTTGGAATCCATCTGCAACAATCGAGATCAATCGAAGGGTCTCGAAAAGCTCAAGCAATCCCTTGCACTCTCTTCTAAGTATAAAACCCTATGTGAACGCATTAAATCAACCGAGAACATCTCTCACCTGAATCTGCTAGTAGCAGAAGCAAACACTGAGATTGATGTTTACGAACAACGCTCCAAGCACCTTCGTAAACTGATCGAACGCCGCAAAGAACTTATCTCCGCGTCGGCAGACAATCTCGATGAGTTGATTGCTGACGTTAAAGACAACCCAAACACTGAAATTGCAGTTGACTTCTGATGTACCGAACCCTCTACGTATTTCAAACTGACAAAGGTTACTTAACTGAAGACCGCACAACTACGACCGATCCCTTCGAAGCGATCACTTTTGTTGATTTCGATTCAGCGTGTAAACGTCTAGCTGCTGCTAGCGGTGTATACGCCGGCGAGGTAAACATCAAATCCGTTCAAGCTCAATTCCCTAAGCCCCTAAACAAATGAACACCAAACTCTTCACTCAGCTTCAAAACTTTCGTAGCGCTCTTAACTCCGCCACGCTCGAACGAACAGACGTTATTGATGGTCTGCTCAGCTGTCTAATCTCCAGGCAAAACGCATTTCTGCTCGGTGCCCCTGGCACCGGCAAATCCGATCTCGTTCGCAACATCTGCAAAGGTATTACAGGAGTTAACTACTTCGGTTACTTGCTGACTCCTACTACCGACCCTTCGGAAGTATTCGGACCTGTCGCAGTAACAAAACTGCTGAAGGATGAATACGAACGTGATACCGATGGTTACCTCCCCTCGGCACACGTCGGCTTCCTGGACGAGCTGTTCCGTGGCAGCTCAGCCATCCTCAACTCTTTACTGACCCTCCTAAACGAGAGGACTTTCAACAACGGCAAATCAACTATCATCACTCCTCTGCAGAGCATCGTCGCTGCAACCAACAGCTGGCCCGAGGAGGAGTCGCTGCAAGCCTTCAGCGATCGTTTTCTGTTCCGTCCGACGGTCCACGCGCTCAAGAAGCCCGCTTCAAAGCGGATTCTGGATCAATGGGCATTAGGCATCGAGCAGCGTCCTGCCGTCGGCGAGCACCTTTCGCTCGAACAACTAAGCGAGCTTCAGGCCGAAGTAGATAAGGTCAAGATCTCCGATGAGTTTCTAGACAAGTTCACTTCTGTGTGGGAGCTCCTGGCTCAGCGAGGCATCCTGATCAGCGACCGACGTCGCGTTCAGATTCTTAAGTTCCTGCGGGCCTGGGCTCTGGTTCAGGGCGACGACACAGTGCATCCCGAGCACATGCACAACAGCATCGTACACATTGTGTATAACTCTCCTGACGATCAGGATGTTATACGCGAAGTGCTTGATCAGGAGATTCCCACGGCGGCTCGTTTGTTCGGCGACGCCAAGCGGGCAGCGTCCGGTGTGATGGCTGAGTTTCAGAACACAGTGCATCGCAGCCGAGGACAGAATCTCGAAGGACTGAACGAATACGTTGTGATGCTCCGCAAGTATCACAAAGATATCGGCACCATCAAAACCAAAGTCGATGAGCTGCTAACCAGTGATCGCGTTAAGATCAGCGCATCCGATCGCATGAACGGCGTAAAGCTCACACAGCAACTTCAAAACAACTTAGACACCATCGCACGCGAAATCTCAGAGGTAGCTCAATGACCCAAACACGCCGCGAATTTCTTCGCCTCATCGAGAACGAACCGCTCACGCTCAGCTGCAGCGCCCTCGCCGACTTCCTCTGGGAAGATTTTGTGCGGGACCAGCGCCCCAGTGTTAATTATTTGATCAACACTTACAAAATTACGCAGCTGAGCCGATTTGGAAAAGAAATTTTCGAGCGGCTGTACAACGAAGACAACGTTAAGTGGCTGATCAGCGAACAGGAAGTCGAAGATTACTTCCGTTCGGTCTACGACGGTCTGCCGCCCAAGATGCCCGAAGGCTACAAACCGGAGAATGGCGTCTGGTGGGCGATCATGCAAGAGCTCACTAACGCAGCGGGCTGGCCCTATCTGCTTAACCGTTGCGTGGGCGATCAGTTCGCATCAGGCAACAACGCTGTGATGCTGCTGAACGAATTGGCAGAGGAGATCGAGCAGGCGATCACCGAGGGAATGTTCGACGTTGAGCTACTAACTCAAACTGGCGACAAGCTGCAGGAGCTTCGAGAGAAGTTCAAGCAGGCAATGAAGGAAGGTCAGACCGACAAAGCGGCAAGCTTGCGACAACAAGCTAAGGAGACGATCAACCAGATCAACGATGCAGTACAGCAAGCAGCCGAACAGGTCGGTGCTCAAGCAAGTAATGCAGTGGATCGGGTTAACAAGGCCCACGACAAGCTTCAGGAGCAGATAGGCAACCTGTTCGGGGACACAGCAGGCACGGGCACGTCGACAGGAACTCTGGCCGAGAAGAAGGCGCTGGCTAAGCGTCTGTCTAGGAACGAGACGCTACGCAAGGTGGCTCAGCGCCTGGGCACACTGCGGCGCGTGTGGGCAGAACGTAAACGGGCGCGTAAGGCAAAAAGCAATTACGAAAAAATCGTTGGCGCCAAGTTCGACAACAACGTGGTGCAGGCATTTCCGAGCGAAATTGCTTTAGCGGCTACGCCGCAAGGCCGCGCACTATTTGCTTTGAAGTATTCGGAACGCACACTGCTCACAAAAGATTACACGGCGAACCGTAAGGACTTAGGCAAAGGCCCCATTGTCATGTACGTAGACGTGTCGGGTTCTATGACCGGCTCAAACGAGATCTGGTCGAAAGCCATCGCTTTTGTAATTGCCGAAGAAGCTCTCAAGCAGAACCGGACTGTGCAAATCAACCTATTCGATACGCACATTCAGAACTCAGTCACCATCGCGCCTAACAAGTCCGACAGCGGCAAGCTGCTTGATTTTGTAGGTGACTGGACCCTACGGGGCGGCACCAACTTCAACAGCGTCATCGGCCACGCGCTCTCCAATGAAGAACTCAAGAAGAACAGCGACGTTCTGATGATCACTGACGGGGAATCCTCTGTGACAGACGCCTTTAGCAAGAGGATCAATGCTTTCAAGAACGACACAGGTACACAATGGACAACCTTCTGCATCGCCCGCTACCTGCCGCCTGTTGTGGCTACGTTTAGTGACGAGAGCTACCTCGTCGATACCTCGGATGACAATAATGTCGTCGATGTAATCCAGAAAGCAATCCGATGACCGAAGACGCCGGGCAGATCTTTAAAGGTCTGATTAGCGAATACAAGAACAAAGCGAAACGCACCGAGCAGGAGGTTCAGGGCTATCCCAAGCCTCCGGGTCTCGGTGCTTTCTGGCTTAATTCAGAAACCGGTATCCTTTACATCGCATCATTAGATGAAGATGGTGAAACTATATGGCAACAGGTGACTGATGTGATGGGGCCTAAACCGCTAGTCACAGATGGTCCAGACGAACTGTGGGTCTAAGAAATCTGATTCAAGGGTTGCACCGATAGTGAAAAGACACTAATCTCCTCTTGTCAAACACCTTGGCATCCATGTTCACATACACACTGAAAGGGAACGCTCTCACCAAAGACGAAGCTGCTGCCCTCGTAGAGGCTTCCTCAACCACGCCGGTTGAGATCGAACTTTCTTCGGTCTTAAATCTCCGCAAGGTGGACAGCGCAAAGCTGTTCAAAATGTCTGTAGAGAAGAAACTGCCCGAGCTGGCAAGCTTGGCGTGGAAAATCTCGGTAAACGACGCACCGAAAGCCGCGAAAATCACCAAGTCTGGGCTTGAAGTAGTGAGCCTTCGGAAGTCTAAGGACAAGCTGCTGGAGGACCTCCACAAAACGAATGCCCTGTGGGGCGCTGGGGCTGCCATGATTCTGTCCAGCTGCAGTAATGAGCAGTGGTGGACCCTGCGGCAGGTCGCAACCTACTGGGTCAACAATCTCGATAGCAGCCCCCGGTCAGTGCTCTACCAAGGCTTCGAGATCATGAACGGGACCTGGGAACCGAAGGAACTTCGTGCAGGGGTTGACCGCCGCGAAACTTTCCACGTCTCACCTGTTTATATCTGTCTGCGTGATGCGCTGCATTGGCTGATGGATAACGGTCTCGTCGATCGCACGAAGAACATTTCCAGGGGAAGCAGCAGCCCCAATGCGAGTGTCAGCGTTCAATCAATGTCCCGCGTGTATTACGCGATCAAGCTGACTGAGCGGGGACGTCAACTCGTGGAGATGTGGGGCGACATCGACAACTTCATTAAGAACGCCTTCGAAGCTCGGCTTCGCTGATCCCTAGTACACTACCCGAACGTTTTGCCGGCCCTGCGCAAGCGGGGCTTTTTACTATGCAAATCAAAGTAATTACTGACGAGCAAAAGTACCAAACCGCTGTCGATGAGTTAAAGGAAATTAAGAAGCTGTGTCTCGACACCGAGACCACGGGGCTCCAAGCTTCCATCGCTAAATGTCGCCTTCTTCAGCTCTGCGATGCGTCGCCCGATCTGGAGGACAGAATCGTTTATGTTTTCGATCTCTTCAAGGTTGAGGCCGACGAACAACTTAAAACATTGATCGAGAGCCGCGATCTTCTAGTAATACACAACGCCAATTTTGACCTTCAGTTTTTATATCGAATCGGGATCGACTACAAGGGAAAGGTGTTCGACACATACTTGGCAGAGAGAGTACTCCGTGCTGGTTTTAAAGAAAAACGAGTATCGCCTCAAGCCAACAAACCCTACTTCGCAGATGTTTCCTGCTCGTTAAAAGCAGTTGTAGAGCGGCGCCTGGAACTAGAGATCGATAAAGAACAGCAGGTCTCCGATTGGGGCGCTCCCGATCTAGAGCTAGAACAAATCGAGTACGCAGCAAAAGACGTAGATCTGCTGCCCCGCATAGCTGCTCTGCAGATCGAAGAGCTTAAACAAGAAGATCTGATGGGAGTTTACAGCCTTGAATCCAAGGTTATCCGCCCGGTGGCTCGAATGTGCTACGAAGGATTTGCTGTAAACGTGGAAAAGTTAAAGAAACTAGAGGTTGATATACAGGTCGAACTTGAAGAGGTCACAAAACAGTTTGTCGAAAGTCTCGATGAGCGCCTGCCTGATGAACTTAAATTGCCACGCTGCGTCGACGGGTCTCTAGCCATAGGTAAGAAACCGAAGAAAGAATTTAATCCTTCGAGCACAGCGCAGGTATGCGCCGCTTTAACTGCGTGCGGAGTCGACTTACCGGAAGACGATAAAACGAAAAAGAAGACACTAAGTCAAATTGCGCTCTCGGAGTTCAACAGCGACGATCCGACTCTTGCCCTTTACAGACAGCGCGTAAAAATAGAAACAAAACTAGAGCACATCACGAAGCTCATAGGAAACATAAACCCTGTCACTAATAGAATCCACAGTTTTTACAACCAGTTCGGCGCTAACAGTGGACGCTTTACCTGCACAGGAGCGAAGCAACGAACCAAAAAGGCAGCAAAAACAACCTACGCAGTCAACCTGCAGCAGGTACCTCGTTCTAAAAATTTCCGCGAATGCTTCGTTGCGAGCCCTGGGTACAAATTAGTGATCTGTGATTATTCACAGATGGAGCTTAGGTTACTAGCGGAACTAGCCGACATACCGGAAATGCAAGAGGCGTACAACAAAGACATTGATTTGCACACACTAACAGCAAGTCTAATGAACGACTGCAGCATAGAAGAAGTAAGTAAGCAGCAAAGACAAATGGCTAAAGGAGCTAACTTCGGGATGATTTATGGAATTGGGTACGCTCGATTTAAAACATACGCAGCTGCTTCTTTCGGTTTAATGCTCAGCCTTTCTGAAAGCAAGGTGACGCACGCAAAGTTTCATTCTTCCTACCCACGCCTGCGTCAATGGCACCGGGAGAGAGGTGCGCTAGTGCAGGATGGATGGTGTTACACCAGAACAGCTTTAGGACGTAGGCGCTTACTGAGCTACGACGATGCGAAAATGACAATCGCCGCGAACACCCTTATCCAGGGCACCGGGGCAGACATCTTGAAGGTTGCTCTAGGTACGTTGAACGAATACGTAAACGATGAAGTTAAATTAGTAGCAGTGGTACACGATGAAATAGTTCTGGAAGTTAAAGAAGATAAAGCTGACGAATGGCAATCGAAGCTGTCGGAAATGATGGTACGTGCAGGAGACGGAGTATTCAGTAAAACTCGATTGGTCGCCGAGGCTGGAATCGGAGAAGATTGGTCAGCAAAGTAGTACCGACGTCAGCATGTCTGTGGTACAGTACAGCCGCTGTACCGCTTATAAAATCACATGGAGTGTATTTTGAGCATCCCAAAAGTCACGGAAAGAGAAGTATTTACCTTGAAAAGCGAAGGTAAATACTTCGGTGTTGTTCAAGGCGCAGATGAGTTTTTCGTTTGTCCAGAAGAATTCACTTCCCCTTTGCGGGCGGCTAACCACGCTCGGGCTATTGCCAGACAATTACGGAAGGAAAATAAACTTAGTAGCCCAGCACACAGCTTAAAAAAAGTAGAAGCGCCCGGAATCCGTTCTAAAGTATCCAAGAAAAAGGAATTATTTACCGAGGCTGAGGTGGCCAATAAAACCCACCTGCGATTTAAAGAGGTGTGGGTCATCCTCAACCCGGAGGGTCGCTTCGTCATGGAAGCTATTAAGGATAAAACACTCGTACGTTATAGTACTAAAAAGGAACAAGCCTTGGTCTTTAATTCTTACGAAGACGCTGTGTGTACTTCTACTACGTTAGATATGGTAGTACGTAAAGGCCATAAGCTGCGTCGCTACTTCGAAAAAGTAAGTTAGTTTTGCTAACCTAGAAATAAGATTAGGCTTCTGGCGTGACTTCTACTCCCGCATACGGTTTTCGGATCAGCAAGGGTGCTGGCGGCGGTCCCATGCAGGCAGCTATGCAAGCCGGCGACGTGGGGTCCATTAAAGATCTACTAACTAAGCGGTATCCAGGACTGCAGTTCGAATCCCTTTCCGAAGGGATGGAGGAAGTAGAAAAGCCGGAAGATACTACGACCCCCGCAATTACGTCTGCTGTAGGCGAAGCTGCAGAGGAAGTTACAGAAGAAGAAACGACAAACAGTCTTTTTGAAGACTACATGGCTAATCTGCCGGCGGTCACCCGGCCTCTTGTTACCACGGACTACAAAGGAGTTCGTGGTGGTCGCTTAGGTGCGGGCAACTACACAACCGCAAGCCTGATTCCAGGTGCGCAGGTGGCGACGCCCGCAGCACCTGCAGCAGCGGCTCCTGCGGCTGCCGTTGCTCCTTCCTATACGACGTATAACTATTACAACTTCCCGCAGGAAATGCAGCAGGAGCTGCCGCAGGAAATACCGGAAGAAACGACAGCTACCGATCAAGCGGCCGCTGTTGCTCGCGGCATGACTCCCGCGTGGGCAAAAACATCAGCGCAACAAGGGACAACAACAAAACAGGCTTCGGCGGGGCTTGTTCCCTCAACAACTCAAAGGGGAACGTACGTTGCGCCGTCGTCTCCAGAAGCCTCTCGTGCTGCTGCCGGCGCAGCCCAGCGCATCGAAACCAGGCAGGAGGCCACGGGGAACATCGGTGCGCGTGCGGCGGCAGGAAGCGACGGAAGAATGGGATCTCAGGCGGCTGCAGCTCTGATCGCCGCCCCCGGTAGCGATAGAAAAGCAGCACAAGCTGCGTTGAACCAAGCATCTAAAGGAAACATATCATTAACGAACAACGCGCGGAAAGCGCTTCAGCAAGCAGCAAGCGGGAAGAAGAAAAAGTAAAACTTGGAAAATCACAGCATTTTATTTCAACTTAAAACCAAGAAGCTCTCGCTCCCTGTGTGTGCATCAGATACGGCTCACGCGCAGGGACAAGCTTTGGATATCGGACGTGCCTTGGACTGCGACCGTTACGAAATAAAGTACGGCACGGCGACTGAAAACTCCGTATCAGAATTATTTAAAAAACTAGCTTTTAACGAATTCAGCCAACAGCGCTGCGAGTTGTGGGAAGGGTCGTTCACGAACAACACACCTTGCTTTTATGCCTTAGGAAAGAGATACTACGTACGAACAGCCATACTTAAATATCTAGACATACCCCGTGATGGGGTCGTACCTAAGCCACGCTGCAAAAATGCGCACTGTATAAATCCGTATCACTTTGAGTACTGTGCGGAGAAAAACACGAAGTTGTCAGGCGGAGACGTTCGAATGCTGCTAGCCTTCCAAAGCCAAGGCGCCTCTGCAAAGCAGATAGCCAAAGCACTCAACGTACACCGCTCAACGATTTACAGGAAGCTCAAGGATGAACGTCTTCATTCTGGGACTGCGCGTCACGTCTGAAGCGCAGACCGACGAAGAAACCCTCAACGTCTTAGCCGAGGCGCTGCCGTCCAACGACAAGCGCGTCGCGACCAAAGTCCAGCTGATACAGAAGAAAGACCATTACGTCGGCAAGCTTCTGGCAAATCTGAAAAAAGATCAGACTGTGCTCGCCTTGGGTCCGACCCGAGCAACCGTAGACGGCGTGCTTCAAATGCAGCCGATGCTGGTTGTGACTCAAGAAAACTTCGACGATCTGCTTGCGATCAACCTGTTCCTAGCCACGGGTGGACTCGGCCCTAAGAGCGATGAAGCAGAAGTAGGCGACTCGACGGTGACAAACCGTTCGCTTGCGTGGCAGACTGAAGACAACGAAACACAGTGGTTTAAAGTCACGGCGTGGAATGAACTCAGTAAGCAGCTTGCTGAGCTCGCGCCTGGTACCCCAACAATCGCTGTGGGTCGTGTATCAACTTCCGAGAAAGACGACAAAAGCTACCTGAACTACAACCTCGACAAAGTTCTTTATCTTCCTAAATCCTCTCGCAAAGCTCCGACTAAAGCCGCCGATCCCGAAAAAGGAAAAGTAGCTGCCGCTGCCCTTGGATCTATTGACTTCTCGCTCTGATTTCTGCTGCTTACCGAACCATGTTTATCGCTGGCGAATTCTCCGAATCCGAAATTCTGTGCAACATCCCTCCGCACACACTTCGCATTGATCTTCAAGCTCGCCGTTGGAAGTCTGACGTCGACTCTGAATCAGCCATCGTCGACCGTAACGACAACGGCATTCCCATCGAGTTCATCCTTCTGGGTTTCAGCCCTTTCTACGGAAACCTAGGGATGCGCCAAGGCGAAGAGTTTCTTCGCATCGCGTATATCGGTGTAACTCCTAAGCACCGGTTACTTCCCCCACGCTGCGTCACAACCAGCATCATTAGCGGTAAGTCCTCCCAAAAGAACTTCATCGCGTACTTCCAAAACCTGTACAACAACCGAATCAACTGCGCTTCGATCATCACCAGCACCAAGTTCGAGACCAAGTCGTTTAACGAACGCGATCCGATGACTGGTGCCGACGGCGCCAAGATCAACTACAACGTCCTTTCCTTCAACGACCGCCCGACTCAAACCGAAGAGGAAGAGCAACTGGTCAAAGACGTGAGGGAGTGGCTACAGGACAAAGGTGCCGAGCAAGCCAGCATGGCGCTCAAGTCTGTGATCCCTGGTGCCGACCTGATCGAGCTGCCCCTGGGCGAAGATCACAAGGCACTGAAGGAAGCATTCCAAGCTTCCAGAAAAGCTGTCTCGACTGAGATGCTGGCATCAGCAGGTGATCCCAAAGCACTGGCGGCTGCCGAACCACCCTCCGCTAAAAAAGCAGTTGAGCTGACACCCGAGCAAGCAAAAAAGCTGGGTATTGATTTCTGACCTACACTTAGGCAGAAGCCAAGGTTCGAGCCTCCTACGCGGGGGCTTTTTTCATGGGAAAAATAACAACACACAGGATCAAACACGAAGGGGTCTGGATTGCGATTTATCTAGAGGACCACGGGTTCGCATCAAATTTGGGACTGATCATTTACAAAAGCAAGCGGGCTCAGAACGACTGGTATAAGCGTAGGCGCAACCGCAGAGCGCGACGAGCGGCGGCCAAACACAATGCTGCCGATCTACGTTGTTGGGCAGCCTGCGCCCGTCTCATTAGTCGCGTCCTGGACTCGCATAGCGGCTACGTTTACGCGTATCCAGACTTCGCGGATCGTAAACCCCTCGCCAAATACCTAACCCGATGGGGTTTTAAATTCTCAGACGGTTTCTGGGTCCGTACTTAAACCGCCATCCGAACCCTCGTACAGCTCATCAAACGCCGGTAAGACCACGCCGGTCCGAGCGCACCAGTTAACGAGCCTAGTAAACAGGCCGCCCTTGATCAGGTACAGACGATGAACATCCGTAAGAACTTTAACTAAAGCAGCCTTGTCCAGTTTTTCAGCATCCCGAATTACACGTTGATGCAAGAAGCTTTGTTCGGCTGTGAGTTCAAACAGACGCATGAGACTCAAAGACTCTTTGTTAAGGCTAGACGCTGTAGCATTGACCAAGAGTAGAATTCAGCTTTTCCTAACGTAATCACATCACAATGAGTACAAACTTTTACCAGCTGCCTCCTGGTCTTGTAAGAGCACTATCATCAAAAATCCCTCTGTCCGGCAAGTTGCTTTTGCCTTGCGACGACGGAAACCAACTGGCGCAACAGCTCGGCCAAGTTCAGCTGACTTCGGACAGCTATGAACCAGGGATGCACGTTTTCGATCCCCTGTGGTGGACTCCCAAACAAGGCGTCTATGATTGGGTTATTGCAAACACAACAGGACTAAAAGAAGAAACTCAGTACATATTAGACTACGGTATAGCAATAGCAAACGAAGGAGTAATCGTACTAGATCGCTTGAGCTTCCTTGAGCCGGTGACAAAACGAAGGAAGTTCCTGCAAAACAATAAGTTGTCTGATCTGCTCATTCTGTCCCCACGCCCGAAATTCAGCTCCATAAGCAAAGCGCGTGATTCAGTAACGTCCGCATGGTTTGTCTTCAAGAGTCCCACTAATTGGTTTGATGGCACAAACATCGAGTATCTTGTAGATTGGCAGGCAGTTCCGCCATTACCTTCAAATCAAAGTGCATAAGATCGAAAAGCTGCACCGCGAACTGCTCGAAAAGCTAACGGAGACAAACCGTGCTCTGGATCGAATTGCAGCCCTCCTGGTATCAAATCAACTCCTCCAGGAGTGTGTCAGCCCAGAAGGTGAAGTTAGAAGCGCCGAAGACTGCGCTGAAATCGTTACTGACTCGTATGGTGCTGGACTGTGCCTTCAAGAACAAATGAAAGGCACGCAGAAAGACTTTGCATATCAGGTAGATGAGTTCTACATCTCCGATGACGAAGACGATGACGACGAGGAGGAAGACGGCCCTCCGCCGAATATTGCATTGCGTTTTTAAATCGCTGACTTTCCTTTAAACTGATCGAAGAAGTAGGGCGGCACTCGTCGTCTTTATAACGTGTCTAGTAGTACTCGGGTTACAGTAAACGGTCTACGTCATTATCGCTGCGAAGGTGTTAGTGTTCCGCTGCCGTCAGTTACATCAATCTTGTCGGCCACGCAGAGCGAGGAGACGCGGCGGAAACTAGCTCACTGGAACGCGCTTAACCCAGGTAAGTCGGAGGCGGCCGCTGCACGTGGTAGCTGGATACACGAAGCCGTAGAAAATCATGTGCGTGGTATTACTGTAAACCCTAGAGAAGATCTAAAACCCTTCTGGAAAGACGTACCGGAAACCGTCGACGAACTGATCGGCACAGGCCGAGTGCTGTGGTCAGAGAAACCGATGAACCAGCCGACGTGGAATCGGTATGTCGGAGAAGACGGCGTAGGACGCATACATTATTACGACAGCAATAAACAGCACGGGTGGGCTGGGTGCTGCGACATTATCTACGAAGACAGCAACGGCGAAATCATACTTGGAGATTTTAAAACATCTGTAGGACCCTACAGCGCTAAGTTTCCATCTTCTAAATCGAATATACCTGAAGATCTACGCAAAGCACTGATCAGTGGAGTTTTCAAACTCAAGAAAACAAAACTTCAGTTAGCTGCCTATACAATCGCCGCCGAAGAATGCCTAGGGATTAAGATAACGAAGACTCAGATCATCGTATCCACGCCGCTGCCAGATTACAGCGTCCAAGTCTTTTCATTCGGTGAAAACGAAATTGAAAAAGATAAAGACAACTGGTGGGAGATCGTACGCAAGTACTACGACATGCACGAATTAACATAGTGATTCTCATCTGAGACGATCAATCCTAGAGAGAATCCGTTAATCCAGAGCATTTAGTGCTCATTACGGTTTTCTGTGTCAGAATGTCCGGGCCACAAGGGATCTCATGCGGTTCAGTTATTCGTTCAACGAGAAGGTCCGCGAATACCTGAACCCCAAAACGGGAAAGATATCGGCTGACGGTAACTTCTCAGCCTTCAACGATAACTGGATAGCATCCAGCGATGAGGCAAAAGTAATAGCTGAAAAAATAGCCCAAGGCGATGGATTGTGCGCTGCCCATCTAATCGACGGTAAGCGTAAGAAAGGCGACACTGGTTTCATAAAAGCTGGTGTCGTGATCATCGACATCGATAACCAACTCGATGGCAAGACTGCCGACGGGGAAAAGATTAAAGATATACAGCTGACAGTTGAACAAGCACTCGAACTCGAAGTCTGTAAAAAATATCTTTCATTCGCGTATTATTCCCCAAGCAATTTACCGGATTGGCCTCGCTTCCGTCTTGTCTTTGCACTCGAACGAGACATCGTTCAGCCGGATTTTTACCGGTGGTTTGTACGGACAATCGCCGGCAAAATTCCGGGATCAGACAAGCGAGCAACTCAGACAGTCAACCTGTTTTATGGCGGTAGGAGTCTTAACGATCTCATCTGCTGCACCGACAAGTTCATACCCAGCAGCGTGATCGATGCTGCTGCCCAAGTGTTCGCCGCGCTGCCGACTGAACTCGGCGACAAGGGCGACGCAGCCGAGGCGCTCGAAGTTGAGGTCGATCCGGCTGGGTGCCCGCTCGAACCGCTGTTGAGCAAGAACGTTCAGAACATGCTGAACGGAGAGCCCGTGGAGGACCGAAGCCTAGCCATGGCAACCGGTCTGAAGGAAATTATCGGGTGGACAAATTGGTGCCGCACCAACGATGTGCCTCTGAAGGAGGCCCCCCTTGACACGTCGCACCGCCTGTTCTACTCTATCTACGAGTACGCCCCAGAGTTAGACGGCAAATTCAATCGGATCCTCAACTCGATCTCAGACGCAAACGAGCTGCTCCCCGCAGCGGCCATGGCTGCCGATGAACCCGAGCTTGCCTGCTGGCGCAAAGTTAAGTACGCAGACCGTTCGCTATTCGCGAATATCTGTCCAGAACAAGTCAGGGATCAGCTCAAGGCCAAAAAAGCAAAACCAAAAAACTCTGTGCTCTCCATTGAAGACTTCAGTCTGACCGAAGAGCCGACACCAAAACCAACATCAAAAACAACATCAACAGCTACTGAGGAACCCATGGCCAGTGCCACGCCGCAAACCCCTGCTCAGCTCATCAACCTCCAGAACAATGAGCGGGCATTCAGCGAGAACGATATTGCCGAAGTCATCTCCAGCAACTACGGGGATGAGTTTCTGTACGACTCCTCGCTAGATGAATTCTTCAGCTACGACAAAGACGAGGGCATCTGGTTCCTTAGCGACGAACAGCATATCAAGCGACGCATTCTAAAAGCGCTGGATACGTTCGTGCAGACGGGCATCCTGCAGCGGTACAACAGTGGCACCGTCAACAGCATCTTCATGTTGCTGAAAGCCCGGTTGCTCCGGTCGATCAAAGGGGGGCGGCAGTCGATCTGGACTTCAAACCGGGGCAAAGTCGCGTTCAAAAACGGTGTGCTGGACGTCAGTGACCTGGAGTTCCAGGATGGATTCCAGCGGGATCTGTATTTCCGCAGCCGCCTGGGCTTCGATTTCAGCGAAGACACCAACTGCCCCAAGTTTTCGACCTGGCTTGAATGGGCGGTCGGCAAAGATAACGTCGTGATCATTCGTGCATTCTGCAGGGCTGTGCTTGTCGGCTACTCGACCGGGGAGCGCTTCCTTCACCTGATCGGTGCTGGTGGCTCCGGTAAGTCCACGCTGCAGCAGGTGTTGATTGCTCTGGCTGGATACGCCGGAACCCATACGTCTGATCTAGAAACCATCGAGACCAACCGGTTCGAAGGGCACAGTCTGATCGGCAAACGCTTGCTGCTTCTGACGGACGAAGCTTCGTTTAGCCGCCGTCTAGACACCCTTAAGAAACTGACGTCAGCTAGCGACACGCTGCGTGCAGAACGTAAGTACGGCAAGGAAGTCATAAACTTCAAGCCCGAGCTTCTCGTGTCGATCGCTTCAAACGAGCACATCAGCAGCTCCGACATCAGCAGCGGCCTGGAGCGTCGGCGCCTGACCATCGTGATGAACAACGTGGTCAACGCCTCCAAGCGACGCAATCTGATCAGTGTCTTCCCTGATCACATCGAAGGCGAGTTCGCTCCCGAATTGCCGAACATCGCAGCCTGGGCGCTTGCTATGGGACACGATCAAATGCGGGAAGTGCTGGCCAACCCGACCAAGTTTGCACCCACGCTGAACACGACCAACATCGAAGCCCTGATCTTCAACAATCCGATCGTGGCTTGGCTTGCTGAGTGCACGATGTACGCTCCTAATGCGTACACGGTACTGGGCGCCGGTGCACTTAAGCCCAACATCGACGAACAGGAGAAGGGTCTGTACGTCAAGAACGCATTTACGGAAGTGTATGCCAGCTACTGCAACTTCGCGAAGTGCAACGGATTCCGTACGATCGCCAAGCCTCGTTTCGTTGATCGCCTGCGGGAGACAACTAACAATGTGCTGAAAGTGCCAGGTGTTCAGTCCAAGTTTATTAATGGCAAGGCTGTGATACAGGGGCTTATAATCAAGCCGTACGATCCAACCACGGATCCCCGCAATCGGGGTGCCAATCGTCTGCCTTCACCCGTGGACTTCGCGGCAAACCCAAACGTGTGGGACAAAGCATTCGCTGAGCACGACCCCAAACCATCAGATGCCAATCAATAAAAATCTGCTCGCGGCGGCTGCTGGCTTAGGGCTTGCGGTCGTCGGGGTCATCCAAAATCCCTCCGTGTGGCCAACAATCGGTGCCGCTGCAGGTGGTTCCGTCGTCAGCCTGTCGCTGCTTTCGTCGAAGAAAGACAAAGAACGAGTGGAAGCGGAACGAGCCGCCAAGGTATCTAAAGCACTTAGCTACTGCTACGAAAATTTCAAAGGCTTAGTTTCGCCGCAGCAGCTTGCGTTCCACGCTGAGCTGGAACTTGAACAGGCCGAACGCCTGCTGGAAAGCTTGGTGACTCCGCAGAACGGCGGGCAGCGGATCGACACGCCGATGGGAGCTGTCTACTCATTCGATCACCCAGAGCAGGTGCTGACGCAGCTGAGCCAAAACGCTCAAGCGTGGGCAGACAGCCAGACTCAAGAAGTCATTAAAGAAAACGCTGTATTGAAGCAGCAAGTTCAGTGGCTCACCAGCGCAGTCCAAGCGCGACAGTTGGTGCCCACGCAGCCTCCTACTCCGCAGGAAACTTTCCAAAAGAATAATGAGCCGCCGCAGTCGGTCGGCGATCCGTGGAAAAATATGCTATAGTTAAAGAATCGCGCGAAAGGAGAACCCCCAACGCCCCCATGAAGGGCACCGGGGGTTTTCTTGTAGGGAGACTAACTAAAAAATTTGATGGCCTGAGCGTGAGACGCCTCATCAGGACGTAACAGGGGCTCAGGCTCCGTCGCTAAGAATTCTAACTCACAGGATCAACCGATTTCTAAATTCTCGATAACACGCCAGCCTTCGACAGCGGGATTGTCCGAACGAAGAAGCGCTTTAATCGAAGTCGGCACATAAGCAGACAGTGCGCGGCCGATGTCATGGGCGATGTACTTATGTTCTTTCTGCGTCCCGTTGGCGCCCCGGAGACCAACATAAAAAATCCAATCCCTTAGTGTGCCTTGCATGTGGAGCTTTGTCGGCGTACACATCGGAAGAATATTTCGAGCGCATTCCCGTGCCACGCCGGACTCAAGAAGCGTCTGGTACACATCCTCGATCTCCGAAAAGACCTCTTTGATGCGCTGTTTCAAGACCTCCTTAACGGTCTCATCCCCAAATTCAAGACTGTTTTGGCGATCTTTAAAATCCTGAGCTCTAAGCTCGAAGTCCCAACAGTTAGCCCAGGCGTCATCCAGAACTTTATCCGGCGCACAATAACGCTGAGACAATTCTTGGTAGTGGAAAGATCTGTGGCGAATTATCTGAGCTGAAATTGCACGACTGGTGACAATTTCAAAAGACGCACAGACTTGCTCGAATATGCTCCAGTGACCTTCGTTGATACAGAAGGTCAGCAGCTTCTCGAACTCGGCACGATCGGGATTCTTGGTGCTGACCCGAGCGTGCCGAGCAACAACAACTTCAGGCTCTGGCGTGATCCAATCAAGCTTCGCGTTGTGCAAACTGTTCACCAGACGGCTGTTGGGCTGCAGGTACTATACCGATGGCAGATGCCACGCGCTCCACAATGCCGGGGTTTTCCTTAATGACCTGGCCTGCCCAGCGATCCCCGTACTGAGGGATAGCGGCTGGATTGATGTTGATCAGAGAACCTGCGAGACGGGTCATGTGCGGGGAAAAGTCTGTTGGTAACGAAGGCGCGACGTAACTTCAGAAGGCGTGATACGTGCCATGCGTGCGGCGTCTAGACCGAAACGCTGTCCAGCTAAACGAATCGGAAAGTCGTTGTCGTTCACTTAAGGCCCTCCTTCTTCATCTTGGCCAGGGCTAACAAATTGTTAGCCATATTGCTGGATTGAAAGGGATACGCGTCGCCGAAAGAAGGTGTTTGAAGCATAGTTTGCTTCGGAACGGAGGTCAACTGGCGCAGCATTTGCCGGGACTTAGGATTATCTTCGCTTAGAGATATCATGTACTCGGCCTGACTCATATCGTCGGGCGAATTAGGCAACGGAATGTTGCGCTGGTTATATCCTGCAGGGCCAGTCAGAGCCGTAGACTTTTTGATATTGCCTTCCCCGTATTCCACTGGGCCGACAGGAGGTCGCGAGTAAAAACCGCGATCGTGAGCGTACTGCGAGGAGACTCGGTTGGTGTTGTCCATCTGAGCCGCGCGGCGAATGCCGATCATGGGCTCCTGATTTAACGTACCTAAAGTCGGCATAGCCAACTGAGGCATCGCTTCGGGCGCTTTACCTTTATCAGAGCCGGGAATGATCGCCATTATTTGTTATCGCCGCGATTGGCGTGCTGTGACCTTATTCTAACGTTGTCCGGGGAATTGTTATGCGGATTCCGATCTCGGTGATCGACATCCTTTCCATCTCCTTTACGGACCCGACCCTGTTGTTCCAGGTGACGTCTGGCTTTATTACGCGCCGCTCGCCGCTTTTTTTGTTTTTCAGTACTATGGTATTCACTATATTCTTTATCGTAGTCTCTAGCCATCCTGCTCTTTAAGACCCTTTTTAAATTGTACCAGCTTTGACACGGGACTTAACTTTGTCCACTACTGTTTCAATAAAAGTCTGATCTGAATTTAAACATTCACGGGTTACATCAGCGATATCGGTACAAAACTGCTGCCAAAGACCCGTGTATAAACCGTCAGTGCGCCCATACAACCAGTAAAGAAAATCAATGAAGTCAGCTCGATTTTGCTCTTCTTTAACGCTCCAATTTGCCAGAAGCTCTGCGTATTTGTCCGTGTGTGCCACGCCGCGACGTAGTTGGGCCTCTCAGTTTAAGCGGTGATGATATCGATTTGTATACCCGTAACCTTTTTGTCAATAACTTCTTCGATTAGATCCTTGCGGTTAAACGCTTCGGCTATCTCCATAGTGATGTCCATATAGGTAGCACCAATAAGGACTTCTCTATACGCCTGAGCGCGGGCCATCTCTCTTGTTTCTAGATCGCCAAGGATATTGTTGTCCTCGTCGTCAAAAGAAAATGTACGGGACATTACACGCGCATCAGCGCACTTAGCAACGTTAGTCCAATCTTCGCTGTTCATATGAAACCAAGTAATTACTTAGCGATTATAGCCCAACCGGACTTAGGTCCTTCGACCATCCACCGGGGGCCGAGATTTTTCTTGCTGTACAACCTATATTTGCCATCAGTTGACGGATAGCCCCCGTTAACGAGATCCATTTCCCCGAAAGGATCGTGGACCCACAATTTGCTTTTGTCGGCAGTGATGCCTACGACAACAATCCAATGTCCCCCGCCGGTGGGATTACTAACGGGACCCTTGTGCAACACACCGATGGGTACCGGAATACCTTTCTTTAATTCATTTTCAATAACTCCCCAGTCTGCGTTTTGAACAAAACGAGCATCGACGCCAAAGTGTTTCAGCGTGTCTAACTGTACAGAGGCTTCTGTCGTATCTCCATACTTATAAACTTCGTTTATATACTCATCGTCTCCCTCAATAGCATCCGGATCTAAAGTGGCCAGAAGCATGGCGCAGCTGCTGCTAAAACAGGTGCGCATTGGGTCGCGAGCGTTGTCCCGCTGGCTGAAGTAAGGAACGACAAGCTTGATCTCGCCGTCCGATTTAGGCGGACCTTCCTGAGGTTCTACGTCGTTAATGATTTTGAAGTGGTCGGGCCACATCCACCACGCCTTATCCGGCTGAGCTTCGAGTATTACTTGCTGATGACGTTCGCCGGAATGGATACGAATCTCCGTCCAAGCCCACGCTGAGCCCTTAGGTACAAACAGCTTTTCTTCAGCGGTGAGTTCCGAGCTCTGCACTGGGCGGCGCTTGAGCCAGGTGTCATGCTCAGCCAGAATTGAGGAAGACAACTGCGGATGCTTGACCTTGGTCAAGAATAGCGCCTGTTCAGCTTTGCGCCGCCTTGTTAACCCTTCGACAGGTTTGCCGTCGACCTTGTTCCACCTGAGAAACTCAGAGGATACAATATCTCTTTCCGTACCGTCGTTCAGCAAGCGCAACAAAGTGCTTCGTTGAAACGCGCCAAGTCCCACATTAAAACTGAATGAGACAAGCGCGTCAAACTCGTTCTGATTGATCGCGACTTTGACTAAATTTGAGACGCCGTTTTCGAAGTGCTCCAGTTCTTTAGCTAAGCGCTGTTCAGCCTCAGCCTGTGTGACCTTCATGCCGATGTAGACATCCGGACCGGTCGAGCCGTAACCCACAGTGGGCACGCCGCCGACGTCCGGATACCCAGTCAGCACACAGCCTTCGAAGCTCTTAATGAGCTCGATTCCGTTTTGTGAAGTCTTCACTCTTCGATGACGTCGACGTCGATCCGATACTCAGCTGAGCTACGGCCGCCGCTCTGGATATACATGTAATACAGACCAGACGACGCGATGCGCTGAGTGGTAACCGAGTTGGCGCGGCTGCTGTACTTAGAAGGCTCAGCAGTCATCACTTCGGTGCCGGTCGAATCAAGCACAATCACGTTGCGCAGACTGTTCTGCTCACGGATGTTGACGTGCATCACGCCAGTTGCAGTGGCTACAAACCGGTAGTAATCGCTAATGCCGTACTTACCATCGGCAGTGTCGTACTTGGCGGTCGCGGCGTCAACAATAACTCCGCTAGCCACGGGGCTGATCACGCGGCGTTGCTGGAAATTAGTCGAACCGCTGCGCTGACCGGCGTCCGAAACCCCGGAGGCCAGAACAGAATTTAATTCTAAATCACGGGTAAGTTCGGACATGCGTAACCACCGTTTAGCTTAATTATACCAAGATAGGCTAATCTTAGGTTTTGGAATTAAAAATGGACGAGTACAATATCTGGAACGCAGTAATACACGAGTTAATTATAAACGCGTTAGATATTTGGCCGCGTCTAAAACGTAACCCTTGGATTGGTAAAATACTTGAATGGACTAGACCGGATTGGGTACTTTGGAAAGTAGAACAAACAATGCTGGATGTCAGTAAACAAGCGGAAAAACTTGCAGAGGAATGGGAAAAAGAAGATCCGGCTAAGTACGAGTACATAGAGCACGAACCGGACGGGTCCAAAGCGCAGGACCTGTTGGGCGGCACCATGGAGATCAAATCGACCTGGCGGCGCGACTAACCAGACCCCTATCCTCGCCCTTGCGGGGCTGCGGTGCGCCAAATCACATAACTTCCATACCGCACTATCTGTACACCTAATCTTAACTTTCTGGGACTAAACTATAAATAACCGCCTCAAACTCAGATGGCTGACGTCTTCTCCTTCATCACCACTCATTGGGCCGACATCGTCGCACTCGGCGCCGCTGCTCACGGTATGGCAATCGTTATTGTGAACTTAACTCCTACGCCCGCAGATAATGCTGCGTACGCTAAATTATACAAGTTCATTGAAGTCCTGGCCGGCATCGTGACCAAAATCGCTAAAAAGTAACGTTTTTAAGGTCAGACGGAGTCCTCGATTCCACTGACCTTATTGATCATTCCTTCGCGAAACGACCGAAGCTCAGACATAACGAGCGCATCCAACTTGTTCTCAAAACGGCACAGCGCCTTGTCCACGCGGTCGAACGCTGTGTCCAAATCTACTTTCGTGGCGTAATCTTCGGCCAGCCGAACTTCAAGTCGATCGACACGATCGTTCGTATCCGATATCTTTTTCCACGTAAGCCCGACACCGCTCACCAACGAGGAGGCGATAAGGGCCAGCAGCCATTCGGGCATCGATACTTCATATCGCCAATTCTATTTTATACAAATCTACGCGGCGTCTTCGAGAACTGGGAGTAGCAACGGTTCCTTACAAAGCGTTTCGTATTCTTTAGCTGAATCAGATTCGTTGTGGTCTCGATTGACCCACTCCAAAATTTTCAATTCTTTATTTTGTGTCCAGAACGTCTGCGACCTGTACCAAATATCCCAGCGCTCATTACTTTTCGAGAGGTTACAGTCCCCGCACGAAGGTATAAGATTCGCACGTACTGTCATACCGCCTTTAGACTTAGGTACGACATGATCCAGTGTCATTGGATCTGGTTTACCGCAGTATACGCACTGATGGTCCCACGCTGCGAAAATATCCTTCCTAAACCTCTTACGCGCTGTAGATCGTGATAAACACTGTAACTCGAATAGTAAATCACGTTCCGTCACAAAGTCTGTGAGGACTATTTTTATTTTACTCCAATTTAGAACCGGTCACGTTAACAGATACTTAAAACGCTTAAAATTTAGTTGTACCTAACGGGGAGAATGAACCGTGGCTGAAGTCAATTTTTTAGTTAAAAAAGGGCTAACTGTTCCTAAGGGCAGTGCTTCCACGCCGTCAATTATTTTCGACGCGTCCGACCCGAATACTGGAATCTATTCCCCTGGAACAGATCAACTAGCCATCTCGACTAATGGGACTGGGCGGTTGTTTGTTGATGCGAGTGGGAGGGTTGGCATTGGTACTTCTACATTTGCTTCCGACAGCAATCTGGAGATTAAAGGCGCAACCTCTAGTGTTGTCCGCATAATTTCAGCGAATAACTCTTTCGGTGCGATTACCTTTGGCGATACGGACGACAGCTCAACAGGAGGAATTGTCTATGATCATTCCGACGATTCACTTGCTCTATATGGGTATAACAACACCGAACGCCTCCGCATCACATCGGACGGGAAGCTGGGTCTGGGGACTTCGACTGTTGACGAATTACTACACTTAAAAGCTACGGCGCCGAAGGTAAAGATTGAAGGCACCGGAACATCCGATGAAGTCGGCATTCACTTTGCAGCAAATAGTAATAATTGGTTTATTCGCTCTGACAACTCTACCGGACAAAATACTTTCAGCATTAAATCTGGAACGCCTGCATCATCTACTCACAGGCTTCTTATAGACTCCAGTGG